ATAGACGCCATAGTGAATGAATCACCATGCATATCGCAATCAGTACGATGTGACCAGAATGAGAAGTTAGTCAACTACATAAGAGATAATATCGAATTGTATAAGAGTGACAAAGTCTCATCGGTGCGAATGACTCATATAGGCTATAATGTAGAATAGAATAAACAAATTGTGACCGAATTTGAATGGGACGCCAAAACAGATAACAACCTAATCGTAGGCTTGTTTCAATGACATTTCTCGTCGAGAGTAGAACCCCACCCATGAACAGTGATAGAACTTAAAGTTCACTTCAAGAATATCATCTAGCAGATAATGACTACTAGAGTTGAACCTGTTTACGTCGACTTTCTCCCATGGGTAAACTCTAAGGCTTGGACTCCATAGAAGAAAAACAAATACCTCAAAATGATACACAGGCAAATGCACGATATCCGACCATCTAATTACGAGACAGGATTTCAGCTCATGATAAAATCCGGGGAAGTACAATACTGCACTTCAGACCCAAAGTTAGATTCCACTAGACCGAGGTTAATCTTTAATCCTTGTGATAACATGTGTGGCCTATTGACATACGTATAGGATTACCTGTTCAAATAGATAAAACAAAATCTGCCCTCATTTTGTCACGGAGATACATGTGACTCTCTCAAAGAACGAATCAAAAGAATTATAGGTGATAATCCCGAATAGTATGTATCAATATCGCTTGACGGAAGTGCTTTCGACTCCACTCAACACCATCTACTTATTGACGCTATCGACAACTAGTTCTTCCAATCCATGACCGGGTACATCAAAGACGTTTTGGACCTTATAGGAGCGAACAATGGAGTAGATATTTCCTCTGCTTTGCCGCTACTACTAAAACAAGCCACGGATATAGAAGTTGACGCTTTCATACCTTTAGTAGGCGGGCAACCGCCCATATATAATCGCAATAAATCTCGACGACTATTCGGTAAGACGATGCCGCATTTCTAGATAAGAGGTACCACTTATTCCGGACATCCCACTTGAACCACTTTAGGCAATACTTTGCGTAGCATCACTTATTATACATATTTGTGCACGAAATTAAATATTGAACCAAAGTTAATAGCCGCCGGAGACGATGTATGTATATGGGTGCTAAGAGCTGATGCCGATAGAGTAGTGTCTTATATAAAGTCTATGACCTCATAGACTAACGAACCAGGAATAGTAGGTATCGGCTAGATTGTTAAGGATATGACCGTCCGCGAATGGTGGAACATTGATTTCTGCTCTAAGAATTCCTTTCACGTCGGCAACACTAATTCATATTTCGGCTGGTATCTCACACGGGATGTGAGAAAAGCCCTCACCACTAGACATTATCTCATACCTAAGCATATTCAATTTAGGAATAATCCGCAACTTATGAACGCAGCTTTATCGTATTCTTAGAAATGTGAACTCCCGTTTGATATATTCGACGACCTTTATAATCATAGATTGAATGCAACGGGAGTGTACGATGACAAAGTGTTGGAAGAGATACACGCCAGCATGCACTTCCAAAATGCAGATGTACATGTACATCCATCTCATTTGCATGCCTTACAGGATTAGATATGCTCGCGAAATGGACTAAGAGTATCAACGATAATTGCAGCATTCTGAGA